ATATTGTACTAGTAGATTAAACATAAACCATAATCCACAAACTTTAAACAAAAAATCTAAAACAAATTATTTATTAATCATTAAAAACAAAAATTATGCAAGAACATCAAGGACATTTATCTGGCAGAATGTTGTATTTTATGGAACAAACCGATGGAGCATTTGACGCAGCTAATGACTGCGTAGCTATTCCTGTAGAGAGATTTAAAGGATTTACAAATAAATCTGGATCTTCTGCTGTAAATGAGTTAACTATGGAGTTTGACCCAATGCTTGGTTATTTAGGATCTCATGATGACACTTCTTTTACTGCTGATAGCGTAGAGCTAGCAATAGCTGATAACAAGCACAAAGAAGTTATTGAAGATATATTAGCTTTAATACATGGAACACATTCTGATGGTTTTATCGTTATAGCTGATGACTCAAACTCAGTATACGCGAGCTCACACATCACGGGTTGTACAATTACAGTAACGGCTGAAGCCTAATTATTAACACTTAAAATATAAAAAAATGATAAAAGAAAAATATTTATATTTCATGGATGAGAGTGACGGGCTTTTCAACACAGCTTTCGATAGTTTATGTGTTCCTCTAAGTAGATTAAAAGGATTTAGAGCAAATGGTACTACTACTCAACTTGAATTAGAACTTAAACCACTTGTAGGTTATGCTGACGCTGACGATGATACGTTTGTCGCTGATCACGTTACACTTACTATAGATGCTAATAAGCAAAAAGAAGTTATCGCAGATATTACAGCCGCTATAAACGCAGCTAGAAATATTGATAAACCACTGATTGCTATTTGTGACGCTGCAAACTCAGTGTTTGCTAGTACACATATAACTGGTTGTGCTACTAACGTAACAGGTGAAGCTTAATCTTGAATGAGATTAACTAGTCACGATTTACGTGAATTACAAATCCTTAAGTATTACAGGCTCACTAGAAAGTGGGCTTGTAAGACTTACGGGTTAACAGACGCCGAGCTTGAGCTACTAATATATTTAGACTGCAAGAATCGGTTTACTAGAAATGAATTTATAGATGGTACTTATACCATGAGCTGGAATAAAAACCGGTGGGAAAAACTAAGGCGTGAAGGTTGGATAGAAGTTTGGAGACAAAGAAACCGCACGACAATGAAATACACTGTGTATAAAACTTCAATGAAGTGTTCACAGATAATAAGTAGAATATACAGAATACTACTTGGCGAAGAAGATATGCCAACGTCAGAGAGAAGTGTATTTTACGATAACAAAACATATACAGATAAAGTCTTTAACAAGGCTATAGATGATATGATTAAAGACCCAGAGAGATAATGGCATTTAAACTAGGTAGTGAAAGCAGAAATATTAAAAACTCAAGCAACACTAAGATATTTAAAAAAAAGCTTGGTGATGGTATTATGGGTGAAGCTAACTCTGATGGGTCAATATATATAGATGTAAGTGTACCTAAAGATCAAGTAGAATATGTTGCTACGCACGAAATGCAGCATCAAACAGATATGAAGATAGGTAAAACTACGTATGACGATAATGCTGTATACCACATGGGTCAAGTGTGGCCAAGAGGTAATGGATATATAACAGATCCAAATACAGGTAAAAAATATTCAGAAGGCGATAGAAACTTGCCTTGGGAAAATAATAAAGTATGATACAAAATTTAGTAGGAGGATTATTTGGTAAAATTGTTGATAATGCTGAAGGTATACTCGACAAAGTTATCACTACAGACAAAGAGCGTGATGAAGCAAAGCTTGCTTTAAAAAAACTTTTATTAGACGCAGAGCGTGAAGCTTTTGCAAAAGAAGTTGAAGATCGCAAAGATGCGCGTGATCTTTATAAAGACGATGCTATTATTCAAAAAGTTTTGGCAACGTTATTTACCATAGCTTATTTTGGTATAACATTTGTAATGTTTAATTACTTTGTTACTAAAAGTTTAGAGCTTGGTGAATTTGAAATAAGTTTTATATCAACAATATTTGGCGCTATGAGTGCTAAAGTAAATACAATAATAGACTTCTTCTTCGGTGGAAGTTCAAAGAAAAACGAACAAACTAATAAATAAATAAAATGGGAATTAATTCAACAGATGTAGCTTACGGCTTTGGACAGATGGGTAGCGCTTATCTAAATGATACAGGCGCATATACTCCTCCAACTGGAAAGATTATTGTAGGTATACAAATTTTAGATGACTTAACTAAGTTTACTACATTAACACCTTCTAACGACACTGGCTCTAATAGTTATTTTATTGGAACTAGTGTTACTGCCGCTGCTATTGGTAACGGTGTTAATGCTGAAGCTATAGGTACGTCAACTACTTTTAAAGCTGGTTTAACTTTAGTAGGTAGATTTAGCGCTGTAACACTTGGTGCTGGTAGTGTAATAATGTATTTAGCAGAAGCATAATGGCGCCAGGTTTAGGATTAGGATTATCTATAGCTGTAGCTCAAGAAGTTGGTGGATCATTTTCACCAGCTCTAGTTGATGATTTATTTTTTGAACTAGACGGTGATGGTAATTTACAGCCTAGACTTACTTTGCCTAGCATAGATAACAGTGACATTTGGGATTTAGACGGGGTAAATATAATGCCTGCGGCTACTCCTAACGAAGAAGGATTTTTTGAGGTAGATGGTCTTGGTTTTATTAGACCAAAAGCATAATAATAAAATATAAAATAAAAAGATATGGCATTAAGCGATACAAAAAGTATAGTTCCAAGAGGAGATCAACAAGGAACATTAGGAACGTCTTCAAAATCATGGGGTCAAATATTTGTAGAAAATCCAACTGACGGTGGTGCTGCTGCAGCTAATATAGCTAACAATGATGTTGATCAGATAGCATTAGGTATACTAGGCCAAAATACAACCAATACCATTTTAGATTTGAGAGGAAATGTGCTAACTACAGGTTCAGGTGTTAAGATTACCACAACTCACAATCCTGCTGATACTGAAAATGCTAATAATATTAGTTCAACTAACACATTTATAGGCACTGGGACTAGTAGATTTGACGATTTTAAGATTGATCTTAATAAAACAGGTGTAACTGCCGCTGGAAAATCTGCTACCATTACTGGCGTTCTTGTTGATATTGATGATACCGCAACAAATGTTGGTACGGTTAATTCGTATGGTATTGCTATAAACAATAACTTTACTAGTACTGGTGGTACTGTTAGTGCTTATGGTTTATATACTAATGTTGGTGGTGGTGATAACAACTACGATATATATATGGAGAACTCAGCTGATTCTACTGAGTTTGCTGCGTTACAAGTTGGCCAAGGAGGTATGCTCACAGTATCAACAACATCTGACGATGAGACAGGTAAAATAATTCTTGACGCAGATGGAGACATAGAAATTAACGCTGACGGTGGAGACATTGTATTTAAAGATGATAATACTACTTTAGCAACCCTTGGCTCTAACGGCCTTGATACTTACGTTGTACACTTACCAATACAAGGCTCAGTGTCTGGTGAAACTTCTGGAGCAAGTGACGCTGGAGCTTACTTAGTTCCTCAAACAACAGTTAATAAACACAACATTTGGGGTAATGCTGCTGGACTAGTAGCTTTTGACTCAGATTTAGTAATTAATAATAATCAATCATTTGCTACGCATAGCGTTATGTTTTGCAATAGTGCTGGTAAAGTTAAAAGCATGGATGGCGTATTATCTTCTAACAATGTTGGCCAAAGATATGTTTTTGAGCTTTGGAAAGGTACGCCACCTAATGATCAGACGGCTGCTGAAACTCCTGTTACTGTAGTTTTATTAGCCACTATGAATGATGATTCTACAGGTAATTCTGAAATAAATACAATAACCGCAGCCACTATAAATGGTACAGGTGCATACGCTGCTGGTGATGTTTTATTTTTGACGGTAAGACTAGCTACAAATAATACTTCTACCACTGGATTTTTTAGAATCGGCATAGAGCTGTTGAATACACCAAACTAATATTACTTATAACTAAGTAATTATATATATTAACTAATTAAATTAAATAAAATGGCAAAAAGAAAGACGCCTAAGGTTAAAGACCTTGGACCTAAAAAAATTACTGACGAACAACTAAAAGAAATACAGTCTGTAGTTAGAGCTATCCAAGCTGCGCAGACAGATCTTGGATCAATAGAAACGCAAAAGCATAATATCTTACACGAAATTATGCAACTTCAAAACATGGCGAACAGTGTTCAAGAAAAATTAAAAGAAGAATACGGTGACGTAGATATTAGCATTGCTGATGGAACTATAAAAGAAAAAGTCGATGAGCAAGCTAATTCGTAAAATTACAATAGGTAAAGATTATAAAATTGACGCTATGCATTACTCCGTAGGCCAAGAGGTCTATGGAGGGCATACTATTAGCAATATTGTAGAAGAGAAAGACAAGTACAGTATATATATTAAAAAAAACAAAGACGTAATGCCTTGGAAAGACTTTAATAAAAACATGGCTGTATCTGTTGAGTATAACCTAGAGTATTAATGAAGTCTATATATAATTATATAATAAAGCCTAAAGGCGAAAGATATAATAATTCTATAGATGTTGATAATAAAAGTTTAATTGTTAATACTGAAGTGTTTAATCATAAATACGTCAACAGAGAAGCCGAAATAATATCTTTACCAATTATTGGTAGCTCTGAGCTCGAAGTAGGTGATACTGTAATAGTGCATCATAATGTGTTTAGAAGATGGCACGATATGAAAAGCAGAGAAAGAAACAGTAGAGCTTTTTATAAAGAAGATATGTATTTTGTAAATGAAGATCAAATTTTTGCTTACAAGAGAAATAACAATTGGAGCTCTTTGAAAGGATTTTGTTTTGTAAAACCTATAAAGTGTTTAGATAAATTATCTACAGAAAAAGAACAACCTCTTGTAGGTATAGCTAAATATACAGACGGGACTGTTAATACTGGAGACTTAATAGGTTTTAATCCTGGAGGAGAATATGAGTTTGTTATTGAGAAACAAAAGTTATATAGAATAAAATCAAATCTTATTACAATTAAATATGAATATCAAGGAAACGAAGAAGAGTATAATCCAGGCTGGGCACAAAGCTGTTGAAGAATTAATTAAAGTTGCTCAAGAACAAATTATTACTCACAGTGAAGATGATGTATCAGCTGATAGATTAAAAAATGCAGCCGCTACAAAAAAGCTAGCTATATTCGATGCTTTTGAAATACTCAATCGTATACAAGAAGAAGAGAATATACTAGAAGGTAAAGAACCTGAAGAAAAAAAAGAAAGAGTGTTTAAAGGATTTGCTGAAGGAAGATCTAAGTAATGTACGAACAAACACTATATAAAATTGTTGAACCAGTTAAGAAGACTACAATAAGTCGACTTAACAAAAAACGTAAATGGGATTATGGATATAATAAAGAAAATGATATTGTCGTTATTTCTAAAACTGGAAGAATCGGTGAAATACTTGAGATCCAAGGTTTGCGAATTGCGCTGCCAAGAGTGCCAAGGCAATTGTGTGACAAAGTAGATAAATGGCAAAAAATAGATTATCCAAAAGAATTATCTAAGTTAAAAAATATATTTGATTGGAGAGAATATCCAGAGGAAGCGAAAGACAAGTGGTATGACTATATAGACGAAGAGTTTAAACGTCGCGATGAAGGCTTTTGGTTTATGAATAATGGCACGCCTACTTATATTACTGGCACTCATTATATGTATCTTCAATGGAGTAAAATAGATGTTGGAGCTCCAAACTTTAGAGAAGCTAACAGATTATTTTATATATTTTGGGAAGCTTGTAAAGCAGATAAACGCTGCTACGGCATGTGTTATTTAAAAAACAGACGTAGTGGCTTTTCGTTTATGAGCTCAGCTGAAACAGTAAATCTAGCTACAATATCATCAGATGCTAGATATGGAATATTATCAAAATCAGGAGCCGATGCTAAAAAAATGTTTACCGACAAAGTTGTACCAATATCTATTAACTATCCTTTCTTTTTTAAACCGATACAAGACGGTATGGACAGGCCTAAAAGTGAACTTGCTTATAGGGTTCCTGCAAGTAAGTTTACGCGTAGAAAAATTACTACGAACGAGCAAGAAGAAGAGCTGGTTGGACTTGATACTACTATTGATTGGAAAAATACAGGTGATAACAGCTACGATGGTGAAAAGCTTAGTCTGTTAGTACACGACGAAAGTGGTAAGTGGGAAAGGCCCGATAATATATTAAATAACTGGCGAGTAACAAAAACTTGTTTAAGATTAGGTAGTAGAATTATAGGTAAATGTATGATGGGCTCAACGTCAAACTCTTTAGACAAAGGCGGTAGTAATTTTAAAAAATTATATAACGACAGTGATGTCACAAAACGAAATAGAAATGGCCAAACAAAATCTGGTTTATATTCTCTGTTTATCCCAATGGAATGGAACTTTGAAGGCTTTATTGACGAATACGGACGACCTGTATTCACTACTCCCACATCCGATGTTCATGGACCAGACGGTGAATTAATAGACGTAGGTGTAATTAATCATTGGGAAAACGAAGTTGAAGGGCTAAAAAGCGATCAAGATGCTTTAAACGAATTTTACAGACAGTTTCCAAGAACTGAAGAACATGCGTTTAGAGACGAGACTAAAAATAGCTTATTTAATTTAGCTAAAATATACGAGCAAATAGATTATAACGAAGGATCTACTAGTTCTAGCGTAGTTACTACTGGTAGCTTTCAATGGGTTAATGGAGTAAAAGATACTCAAGTTGTTTTTAATCCTGATCCAAACGGTAGGTTTAAAGTTAGCTGGGTACCAGATAGAAATTTACAAAACCGAGTAATACTTAAAAATGGAATAAAATATCCTGGAAATGAACATATTGGCGCTTTTGGTTGCGACAGCTATGATATTAGCGGTACTGTTGATGGTAGAGGATCTAACGGATCTCTTCATGGATTAACTAAGTTTAGCATGGAATCAGCGCCTGCTAACACATTTTTTTTGGAATATATTGCTAGACCACAGACCGCTGAAATATTTTTTGAAGATATACTAATGGCTTGCGTATTTTACGGTATGCCGTTACTTGCAGAAAACAATAAACCAAGACTTTTATATTACTTTAAGCGAAGAGGATATAGAGGATTTAGTATGAATAGACCAGATAAAGTTTGGAACAAATTATCTACAACTGAAAAAGAAGTTGGAGGTATGCCAAACTCTAGTGAAGATATTAAACAAGCTCACGCAGCTGCTATTGAAATGTATATTAACGATCATGTTGGTATACGTCAAGATGGTTCGTACGGAGCAATGTATTTTAACGAAACGTTAAACGACTGGGCTAAGTTTGATATAAACAAAAGAACAAAGCATGACGCCTCTATTAGTAGCGGCTTAGCAATAATGGCTTGTAATAGACACTTATATAAACCAACGCCAAATAGGCAAAAACAAAAAATAAACTTAGGTATAGCTAGATATAAAAATGATGGTTATTCCTCACAAATAATTAAAAATTAAATATGGCTTACACAGGTACAAGTAATTATTTTCCGAGTCAAGTCGTTAGTGATATTGAAAAAGTAAGCTATGACTATGGTCTAAAAGTAGCAAAAGCTATAGAACAAGAATGGTATAGTGATAATCAATCGGCTAGAGGAAGCAACTACAATATGCACGGCCATAATCAAAGAAATTTTCATAAACTAAGACTATACGCCAGAGGAGAACAGTCAATACAAAAATATAAAGACGAATTATCTATAAATGGTGATTTATCTTATTTAAACTTAGACTGGAAGCCTGTGCCTATTATACCTAAGTTTGTAGATATTGTTGTTAATGGCATGGCTGATAAAGCTTATGATATAAAAGCTTTTTCACAAGATCCGTTTGGAGTTCAAAAACGCACTGACTATATGGAGTCTATATTGAAAGATATGAGAACTCAAAAATTAAACAACTATGTTGGTGAGGCTTTTGGCGTAAACTTATATGAAAATGATCCTGAAACTTTACCTAAATCTGAAGAAGAGTTAAAGTTACACATGCAGCTAACATATAAGCAAGCTGTTGAATTAGCAGAAGAGCAAGCTTTAAATGTTTTATTTGAAGGTAATAAATATGATCTTATTAAGAAAAGATTTTACTATGACTTAACTGTTTTAGGTATTGGAGCTGTTAAAACAAACTTTAATACATCTCAAGGCATAACTATAGATTATGTAGATCCTGCAGATTTAGTTTACTCTTATACTGAATCACCATATTTTGATGATATATATTATGCTGGCGAACTTAAAGAAATACCTATTAATGAATTAGCTAAACAATTTCCTCATTTAACTGAAGAAGATTTAAAAGAAATACAAGAAAAAAATAACTATAAGTACGACAATTACACTGCTTATAATAACAAAGATAATAATAAAGTAAAAGTTTTATATTTTGATTATAAAACTTATATGAATCAAGTTTATAAAATAAAAGAAACTGCTACTGGGTTAGAAAAAGCTATAGAGAAAGATGATACTTTTAATCCACCAGAAAACGAAAACGTAAACTTTTCAAAGCTACAAAATAATGTTGAGTGTCTTTACGAAGGCGCTTATATAGTAGGAGCTCAAAAGCTTTTAAAATGGGAGATGTCAAAAAATATGATGCGTCCAAAAAGCGATTATACCAAGGTAAAAATGAATTATTCTATTGTAGCTCCTCGCATGTACAAAGGACGTATAGAGTCTTTAGTTAGCCGTATTACTGGTTTTGCTGACATGATACAATTAACGCATTTAAAAATACAGCAAGTAATGTCACGCATGGTGCCAGACGGCGTTTATTTAGACGCTGACGGTTTAGCTGAAATAGATTTAGGCAATGGCACGAACTATAATCCACAAGAAGCGTTAAACATGTTTTTTCAAACAGGTAGTGTTATTGGTAGATCAATGACACAAGACGGTGATATAAATCCTGGTAAAGTACCTATACAAGAAATAAGAAATAGCAGCGGAGGAAACAAGCTTCAAGCGCTTATTGGTAATTACAATTATTACCTGCAGATGATTAGAGATACAACCGGACTTAATGAAGCTAGAGATGGTAGTACGCCAGACTCAAACGCTTTGGTTGGTGTTCAAAAACTAGCTGCAGCTAATAGTAACACTGCTACAAGACATATATTGCAGTCAGGTTTATATTTAACTTCTGAAGTTGCAGAGTCTTTATCGCTTAGAATATCAGACGTTATAGAATATTCTCCAACTAAAGACGCGTTTATTCATGCAATTGGCGCTCACAATGTAGCTACGCTTGAAGAAATGTCTAACTTACATCTATATGACTTTGGTATATTTTTAGAGTTAGCACCAGATGAAGAAGAAAAAGCTTTACTTGAAAATAATATACAACAAGCTTTGCAGCAAAAAAACATTGATTTAGAAGACGCTATTGATTTGCGTGAAATAAGAAACGTTAGTCTTGCTAATCAGTTATTAAAAATTAGACGTAAAGAAAAAGAAGCTAAAGACAGACAGCTACAACAGCAAAACATACAAATGCAAACTCAAGCTAACACGCAAGCAGCTCAAAACGCCGCGCAGCTTGAAGCTCAAAAAGAACAAATGCTAGCGCAGACTAAAGCTCAACTAGCTCAACTACAAGTTCAACTAGACGCTCAAAAATTGCAGCAAGAAGCTGATATTAAAAAAGAGCTTATGCAGCTAGAGTTTCAAATGAACATGCAGTTAAAGTCTTTAGAAACGCAAGGCTTGCAAAGTAGAGAAAAAGAAAAAGAAGATCGTAAAGATGAGAGAACTAGAATACAAGCTTCTCAATCTAGCGAGCTTATAGACCAAAGAAAAACAGGTAAACCACCTAAAAAGTTTGAATCATCAGGTAATGATGTACTTGGTGGGTTTGATTTAGGTGGGTTTGAACCTAGATAATTATTAACTTATATTTTATATTATGGAAGAAAACGAAAACGTAGTTGAAGAGACTACACAAGAGCAAACTGTAGAGACAGTTGATGAAAGTAAATTTGATAGCGCTGGCGATGACAGTGTTATTAAAATAGATTTAAGTAAACCTATAGAAGAAGATGCCACTAGAGAGCAAAGCACAGATGAGGTACCTGTTCGCGACGAATCCGAAACTAGCGAAGAAGTTCGTGAAGAAAACGTCGAAGAGCAAAATGAAGAACCTACCGGAGAAAAAGAGCAAGCCGTTCAAAATGAAGAACCCGCTCTTGAAGAAGTAGTAGACGAAGAAGTTGTTGAAGAAGCTAAAGAGTTAGCTGAAGAAGCTGTTGAAGCTATAGCTGAAGCTCAAGAAACAGGTAAAGAGTTACCGGAGAATATTCAAAAGCTAGTTGATTTTATGGAGGAAACTGGTGGTAGCTTAGAAGATTATGTTGAGTTAAATAAAGATTATTCTAATTTAGATAATCTTACAGCTCTAACAGAATATTATAAAAAAACAAAGCCGCACTTGTCGGCTGAAGAAATTAACTTTTTAATTGAAGATTCGTTTAATTACGACGAGGAAGTAGACGAAGAAAGAGATATTAAAAAGAAAAAGATAGCGCTTAAAGAGCAAGTTGCCAGCGCTAAAGCCTACTTAGACGGGCAAAAGTCTAAATATTATGATGAGATTAAAGCAGGATCACGCTTAACGCCTGAACAGCAAAAAGCATGGGACTTTTTTAATCGATATAACAAAGAATCTGAAGAAAATCAGAAAGCAGCAGAAAACGCTAAACTTAAATTTGACAAAAAGACTAATGAAGTCTTTAACGACAAGTTCAAAGGTTTTGAATATAACGTCGGTGATAAAAAATATAGGTTTAACGTTAAGGACGCTGAAAAGGTTAAGACAACGCAAAGCGACATTAATAACTTCGTTAAAAAGTTTTTAGCAGAAGATAATACAATGTCAGATGCTAGTGGTTATCATAAATCTTTATTTACAGCAATGAATCCTGACGCTGTTGCAAAACACTTTTACGAACAAGGTAAGGCTGATGCTCTCAAGGAGAGCGTCTCAAAAAGTAAAAACGTGAGCATGGAACCAAGACAGTCCCATGGTCAAATAGAAGCTGGCGGCTTAAAGTTTAAAGTGTTAGGTGATAGTTCTGATGATTTTAAGTTTAAAATAAAAAAACGAAAATAATTTAACTTTAAAAACATTTAATTATGGCAATTACAGGTGCAACGTTGACTGGTCTTCCAGAAACAACTAGACGTACGCTATCATCAAATTATATTGATTTTGCTACTGCTGGCAGTTCTGATGGCTGGGCACAACAATACTTACCAGACCTTATTGAAAGAGAAGCTGAGGTCTTTGGTAATAGAACAATTTCAGGCTTCTTATCTCAAGTAGGTGCAGAAGAGGCAATGGCTGCTGATCAAGTTGTTTGGTCAGAGCAAGGTCGTCTACACTTTTCTTACAAAGGCTATATCGCTAACGCTACTCAACAAACTGGCAACAACAACGCTGCTGGTGGTACTATTGAGTTAGAGCAAACTATCGACGGTCACACTGTTACTGATTCTGCTACTGTAGTAGATCACGGTGTTAGAGCTGGCGACATGGTTTTAGTAGCTAACGCTTCTGCTATAGCAAGATGCTTTGTTACTGCTGTTGCTGGTAAAAACATCTCTGTAGCTCCTTACGATGCTACAAACAATAACGGACAGTTAGGATCTATCACAGGTTTTTCTGCAGGTTCTGACGGTGATATTGATTATAGAATTTTAGTTTATGGTTCTGAATTTAGAAAAGGTAGTAATGGAAGAGAAGCTGCTAACCAACCAGGTTTTGTTTCAAGAACTAATAAGCCAATCATTTTAAAAGACAAGTATGAGGTTTCAGGATCTGATGCTTCTCAAATTGGTTGGGTTGAAGTTTCTGGCGAAGAAGGACAATCAGGTTATATGTGGTACTTAAAAGCTGAAGGTGACACTCGTGCACGTTTTGCTGATTATTTAGAAATGGCTATGTTAGAGTCTGTTACTGGTGACGCTGCTCAGTCTACTGCTGAAACTGAAGACACTACTGGTGGTGGTAATTTCTTACAAGCTAATTTTGGTACTGAAGGTTTATTCGCTGCTATCGAAAGCCGTGGTAACCAAGCTTCAGGTGTTACTGGTGTTAACGCTGCTACTGATTTAGCTGAGTTTGACGCTATATTAGCTGAGCTTGATAAAAACGGTGCTATTGAAGAAAACATGTTATTCGTAAATAGAGCTACGTCTCTAGCTATCGATGATATGTTAGCTTCTATGAATTCTTATGGAGCTGGTGGTACATCTTACGGTGTATTTGACAACTCTGAAGATATGGCATTAAACTTAGGTTTCTCTGGTTTCCGAAGAGGTTCTTATGACTTCTATAAGTCAGACTTTAAATATCTTAATGATTTATCTACTCGTGGAGCAATCAATGATATTAATAGTGCTGCTGCAATTAGAGGTGTTATGATCCCAGCTGGTGTATCATCAGTTTATGATCAAAACTTAGGTAAGAACTTACGTAGACCTTTCTTACACGTAAGATTCCGTGCTTCACAGACTGAGTCTCGTAAGATGAAGTCTTGGGTTACTGGTTCTGTAGGAGCTGTTACATCTGATCTTGATGCAATGGAGGTACACTATTTATCTGAAAGATGTTTAGTTGTACAAGGAGCTAATAACTTCTTCTTACTTAACTAATAAGTATTGACAATAATAGAGGGGAGGTTAATTCCTCCTCTCTTTTTTTAACTTTTATTATATTATATTATGGCAAAAAAACAAACAACAAAAAAGGTTGATGTAGCACAACCTGAAATTAAAGCTACAAATGAAATGGTTGAAGTTCAAATTAAGGCTGATGAGCCAAAGAACAATTGGGAAATAAAAGATAGAACTTATTATTTAACCAATAATAAAAAACCTCTAAGTAAAATGATAAAGTCTACTGGTATATATTGGTTTGACGAAGAAAAAGGTTACGAAAGAGAGTTAAAATATTGTGAAAATCAAAGAACTGTTTTTGTAGATGAAATGCAAGGTGATCAAAGATTAGCTCACATTATATTTAGAAATGGAGCTCTATATGTACCTAAAAATAAAACAGTGTTGCAAAAGCTTTTATCACTATACCACCCGCATAAAGACACTTTATTTTATGAGTGGCAGCCAGAAGCTCAAGCTATAAATGAAGTTGAGCTTATTGAATTAGAGCTAGAAGCGTTAAATGCTGCTTCTAACCTAGATATAGATATGGCAGAAGCTGTTATGCGTGTAGAATTAGGATCTAAAGTGTCAAAGATGAGTTCTAAAGAGCTTAAAAGAGATTTACTAATATACGCTAAGAAAAATCCTTCTTTGTTCTTAGAACTAGTTAATGATGATAATGTGCAGCTTAGAAACTTTGGAATTAAAGCTACTGAGCTAGGAATAATTCGATTGTCTTCTGACCAACGTCACTTTATTTGGGCTTCTAACGATAGAAAACTAATGACAGTTCCTTTTGATGAACACC